GCGACACGCCGGTGGCGGCCGGGGAATCGTCGACGGTGTCGCCGCCTGCGCCAAACACCTGCATGGCGTTGGCGCCGCGGTTCGTCACCACGATGGTCATGCCGGGCTGCGACGGCGGCAGCTTCACCGAGTCCCCCGCCGTCGCCACCGTGACGATGCGGTTGAGCTCGGCGGCGAGCTGGGTGGCGTTCGCCTGGCCGCCGCCCGCGTTGGCGATGATGTTGTCGGCGGAGGATTCCAGCAGATAGCCGACCTTGAAATATTCCGACTGGGATTCGCTCTTGGTTCCGGTGATCGTCACCATGGATGGGGTTCCTTGAAATGAAGGGAAAGCGCGCCGTCGGCGGCCTCTCCTCATGGTGAGGAGCGGCCCGTCAGGGCCGCGTCTCGAACCATGAGGCCGAGGCGGTGCGGCGGCATCTCGCCGGTCGCGAGATGCCGCAGACGTCCGGGCCTCATCCTTCGAGACGCCCGCGTTGCGGGCTCCTCAGGATGAGGGGAGAGGCGATCACAGGTCGTTGTTGGGGATGAACTTCACCACCACGATGGCCTGCCCGGCGGTCGCCGCCGCGCCGGTCTGCGTGTACGTGACATTGAGCTGGCTGTCGGCGGCGAGCGGCCCGAGCGCGGCGCCGGTCGGCGCAATGTTCTGGGTCAATGCAACCGCGCCAGGCGCAGCCGCACCGCCGGCGACCACGTTGGCGTTGGACGCGCCGAGGCCCACGCTCAGCACGTTGGTGGTGGCCGCGTTGAACGGCGTCACCACCTGCACGTCGGTGCCGATGATGAGGGCGCCGGCCGGCAGCCACTGCTTGGTGTTGCCGTTGGCAACGTTCGGGTCGTTGAAGTTGACGGTGAAGCGCGCATAGCCCACCTGCTGGCTGGTGTTGCGGCGCGCGGTCGAGCCGGGGATGCCGGTCGTCATGGCGGATGATCCTTGTGATGGAAGGGAGAGGGAAACGCTGGTCACGCGGGACGCGGGCGACACGCGCCCGCGCCGTCAGGCCCGTCGCATGCCGCTATCGCGGCATGCCATGGGCGTCAGTGCGCCGTGGCGTAGGTGGTGGCGACGATGGTGCCGAAGTCGAGGCCGTTGAACACCGTCTTCTTCACGCCCCAGATGGTCTGGGACGAAATGCCGAGCTCGCGCTCGTAGTCGAACAGCTCTTCCACCCACTTGTAGTTCACGCCCTCGGAGAACTCCCTGCCGAACGCGAGCGCGCCGGCCTGGGCGCCGCAGAACACCGCACGGCGGGTGCTGGTCTGCTGCGTGCCCGCGTTGGAGATCCCCATGGGGATGCGGTTGGAGCGGTGCAGGATGACGCCGTTGTACTCGCCGAGCGCGCCGGTGTAGATCGGGCTCTTGGAGCCCGCGCCGCCGGCCAGCGCCGCCTTCTGGATGTCCAGCCACTGGCCCGAGCTGGTGGAGGTGCGCAGGTCCGTGATCTGGTAGTCGTGCAGGAACATCAGGAACTTGTTCTCGCCCTGCACCTTGATCGGCCGGATCAGCGGCGTCGCGGTGTACGCCCGCTCGACACAGGTGTCGATGAGCGCGAGGTTGAACGTCTTGGTGTTGTCGCTGTTGATCGTGGCGTCGTCGGTCGCGCCGCCGCCGCGCACGATGCGGGTCGGCGGTGCGACGGTGTTGTTGCCGGCATAGCGCATGTCCGTCACCAGCGTGTTGCCGGCGAGATGGTTGAACATGGCGGTGTCGAAGCGGTTGGAGAACCAGTCCTTCAGCCCGAGCTTGCCCTCTTCGCGCAGGCTGAACGGCACGCGCTGCGCGTCGATGGTGTTCTTGTTGCGCACCCGCACCGCGTGCGCCAGCTCGTTGATGATCACCTTGTCGGAATAGGTGGTCAGCGATTCCTCGTTGCCCATCAGCGTCTGCGCCTCGGTGACGCCGTCGCCCGACAGCTGCATGCGCAGGCCGAAGGTCACGGTGTCGCCGGCATTGGTCGAGGTCTCGGTCTTGAGGTGGATCATGTTGTCCGATCCGGTCCCCATGAACTTGCCGAAATACGTCTCTTTGAGGGCTTCAGCTGCGAGCTTCTTCGCCCACAGCTTGTTGGAGAGTGAGTCGTTCACTCCATAGGTCGTGGATGCCATGGTGGCAGGTCTCCGAATTGATTGATGTGAGGTGCTGGATGTGCACGCATCACGCCCGCGCGTGGCGCATCACCGCGTTTGACGCCCCGGTGGCGGGCGAAGGCGCTTAACGACCGCCAGTCGAAGAGATCGAAACGGAACGTCGAACCATAACCGATATCAGCAGGAAGTTAGCTGCACCCGAGCCCGCTTTACGGAAGCGGGTACGTAGGCTCGAATGTGCCAGCCGGCGGACGTAGCAATGTCGGAAGATCGCGAATATTGTAAGGGCCAAAGCCCATCGTCGCGCTCAATACCGGCGCGCCAATGTTTGCAGAACGCCCCTGTAAGAGTGCCGCTGGGTCGACGCCATAGCCCCGTCCGGACGGGCTCCAGCCAATATTGACTCTCTGCCCTCCCAGCGCAATTGAGGGACCCGTAAGGTACTCGCGTACATTGCTCGCACGTCCGACAGTCACTGAAGGCGTCAGATCAGGCGTCGACACGGCGAATTGCGGATAGATATTGCCGTCTGTATCGACACAGGCTCCCCACCGAACCCGAATGGCGTCCAGGTGGCACAACCGAAAAGACCTGCACGCAACGCTTTATCGAAATCGCTCATTCCATCCTCGCTCGCGCCAAGAGATTTCAAATTGAGCTGGGAGCAGCAGCTGCGCTGCGATAAGGCGAAATAAGCCGACCGGTCGCTGCAAGCGGCCAGTTGCTAGACGGCTGTGATGACGAGCAGCATTCGGTCGGCTAGTCTATTTTTTGGGAGGCGCTATGAAAGTCGCGGTATTGCCTCCAGCGCTTCCAGGTCGCGTAGCCGAGGCCAAGGCTCGCTGCCGCCGCCGCGACCGCGCGGCTCAGATCATCCGCGACGAACGAGCCGATCGCGAGCAGAACAAATCCAAGCAGGAAGCAGGCGAAGGCCCGCAGGTAGCGCCGCCGCGCCAGGTCAGGGACCTGCCGATTCCAGATGTAGATATCGACGGCGAAACCATAGGTGTTTCGATCCTGCCGGAAATCGAACGGCAGCGCCGGTTCCGCCTGCCGAAACGCCAGCGTCAGCTGCACCGCGCCGACCAGCCATATGACCAGAGCCGCAGATGCCAACAGCGGATACATTCCAACGCCCCATCCGGCTACGGCACACAACGAAAGGCCGCACCACGACATGAAGGTGGCGCAGCCGTCCGGCCGGATCAAGTCGTCGTCGAGGCAAGTGGCCCCGGTTCGTCGTAGCGCAGCATCCCCACGAGCTGCGCTACGACATGTCGTCGTGTCAGCCCCTTTCGTTCAGTGCACCGTCGCCAGCGGCACCACGGCGGCGAGATTGCCGGCCGGATCGAAGGCGCAGATGCAGAGCCCCGCGAGCATCGCTTGCGGCATGCCCTTGGCGAGCCGGGCCGCCAACGCACGTCCACGCCGCATCGCCCCGTTGGGCTTCAGCCAGAACTCGCCGGCGGGCCGATCGAAAGAGGTCAGGTCGGTCAGTTCAAAGCTGAATTTTTGCATCGTGGTTTCTCCCGCGCCAACAACAACCCATGCAAATGAAGGCCGTTCGTTGACCGGGAGTTACTATCCCCGTTGTCCACAGGGCTACCGCCCGGAAAGACGCAGGTTAGCGCATACCAGATCGCCGCCGGCCACATCGCTGGCGCCGGCGGAGCAGACCGCACGCGGACCGTTCACGGCGCGACATCCGGTTCCCGCAGCGTGGACAATGCCGGCAGCCGCGCGGTAGGCTTTCTATCCGTTCGCCGAGACAGAGCCATGACGTGGATCGACGAATTCCGGAACGGCTGGCGAGGTCTCGCGGAACCGTCGAAGACCCTGGCCATCGGTTTCGCCGTCGCCTGTCTCGCCGTCTGCACCGCGCTGCGGCTCGGCCTGTCGCTGCTGCGTCCTGACCTGCCGTTCACGCCTTATGTTCCCGCCGTGGTGTTCGCGACCGTGCTCGGCGGCGCCTGGATCGGTGCGGCTGCCGCGCTCGCCGGCGCCCTGCTCGGCTATCTCCTGCATTTCGGCCCCGGCCCGGCCGGCGGCGCCAAATTCGCGCTCGCGGCGGTCTATCTTGCGACCTGCGGCATATTCGTGTGGGGCGTCGCGCACTATCGCCGCATCCTCGCCCGCCATCGCGCCGTCACCGATCGCCTGATGGCGGAGGAAAGCTACCGCAAACTGGTCGTCGAGGAACTGCAACACCGGTTGCGCAACAAGGCCTCCACCATTCATGCCGTGGCGCGCCAGGTGCTGCGCGACCATCCCGAGGCGTGGGCTCGCCTCGATGGCCGCATTCGCGCGCTGTCGGCGGCCGACAGCCTGATCGTCCGCGCCGACACCGGCGGCTGTGCGCTGCGCGACCTGCTGGTCTCGGAGCTCGAGCCCTACGGCCATGTCCGCTACACCCTGACCGGCGACGCCATTGCGCTCCCGGCGAAGCTCGCCGTGAGCCTTGCCCTGATCTTCCATGAGTTGGCGACCAACGCCGCCAAG